GACGGCAAAATAAAGAACCAAGTAAACACATTCATAAAGAAGATACCTTATAGATTTTTAAGCACTGCTACCCCTTCGCCAAATGATTTTATAGAATTGGGCACTAGCAGTGAAGCATTAGGATATATGGGGTACATGGATATGCTTACAAAGTTCTTTAAGAACAACCAAAACAGCGTAGACAGCAACAATAGAAATATAGGCGAAAAGTTCTATTTAAAGCCACACGCGGAAAAAGATTTCTTTGCATGGGTTAACCAATGGTCTATAATGGTAAAGATGCCTAGCGATATTGGATTTTCAAACGATAGGTACAATTTGCCACAGCTGATAGTGAATAAACACATTGTCAAGAATCAAAGCTTAATAGATGTTAATGGTCAAGTTCAACTATTCACACCAATAGCAAAGTCAATGACAGAGGTAAGGCATGAGCAAAAGCAAACAGAGGAAAAGCGATGCGAAAGGGCTATCGAATTAGCCAACGGCAAAACGTCTGTTTATTGGTGTAATACTAACAATGAAAGCGCAATATTAAAGAACGCGGATTCTGAATCGGTAGAAATTATAGGCAGCCAATCAATAGAGAAAAAAGAAGAAATACTTTTGGCGTTTGCAAATGGCGAAATCAAAAGGCTAATAACTAAGGCCAAAATGACTGGCATGGGTTTGAATTGGCAGCACTGCAATCATTCTGTATTTTTCCCAACATGGAGTTATGAGCAATATTACCAAGCTATAAGAAGGTTTTGGAGATTTGGGCAAAAGAATGACGTTACTATTGATATGGTAATCTCAGACGGTCAAACCCGTGTAATAGAAGCACTACAGCAAAAGACAGAGAAAGCTATTGAGTTATACGAAAACCTAACTAGGAACGTAAACCAAACATTTGAGCACAAAGTAAAAGAATTCAATAAAGACATAGTAAAACCTAAATTCATATGAAAGTAAAAGACCAACTTCACACCGACCGCTATTCAATCTATAACTCAGATTGTATGTTAGTAATGCCTACAATACCAAACGACAGTATTGATTTATCGATATATTCTCCCCCGTTTGCAGGGCTTTACAACTACAGCAGCAGTGAACACGATTTCAGCAACTGCGAAAGCAAAGAGCAATTCTTAGAGCAGTACGAATATCTTATTGCAGAGGTGGCGCGTGTCACTAAAGCGGGCAGAATTACCGCAGTACATTGTACGGATGTGTTTGATAATACTTGCAGGCTTTGGGATTTCCCCAATGAGATAATCAGACTGCACGCGAAATATGGTTTTGAGTACCGCAATAGGATAACCATTTGGAAAGAGCCGTTGAAAGTTAGAATGCGAACAATGGTTCAATCATTGATGCACAAGTTTATTGTAGAGGATTCGACAAAGTGTTTTACTGCTATGCCTGACTATGTTTTGGTATTCACTAAAAAAGGCGAAAACCAAGTGCCAGTGACTCACCCGTTTGGAATTAATCATTATGCAGGTGAAACGCCAATTTTGCCAAACATATTGAACGCATGGAACAACGCAAACAATAGCAATCTAAACGCGGAGCAGCTTTGGCAACATCTGAACAGCATTAACGAAGACGACAAGGTTACAAAGTTGAATCATTACATTTGGCAGCGTTATGCGTCTGCTGTGTGGGATGACATTAGAATTGACAACGTTTTGCCCTTTAGAGATAGCAAAGAGGAAGACGACGAAAAGCACGTCCACCCGCTTCAATTAGATGTAATTGATAGGCTTGTAGAATTGTATTCAAATCCTGACGAAGTTATTTTAACGCCTTTTATGGGTGTAGGTAGCGAAGTATTTAGCCCCGTGTCTATGGGTAGAAAAGCTATAGGCATAGAGTTAAAAGATAGCTATTACAAGCAGGCTATTTTGAATATGAAAGAAGCCGAAAAGAGATTTAGAAAAGTAGAAAAAACAATAGAATTATTCTAATGAAAACAATTAAAGAATGGTTAATGGAGTTGCCTGAGCCAGTAAGAAGTAGGGCGTTGAAGTATGAAAGTGAGCCAATAGATAATTGGAACGAAACTACATACAACATGAATAAGGCGTTGCTTCATGCTTTTAAATGGGTTGCAACTAAAGAAGGCAGCGATTATTGGGGATATGTGGCGTTAGGTCATTACGATAAGGCAGAATCATTGCTCTATCCAGACACCCGCAAACAAAATAGCCGTGAAGCGCACGAAAGCGTGAATAAAGAAAAGGTGCAGCAGATAATCTTAGACACCCTCTTTTCATGCAAAACCCTCAGAGCAGAAGGCATGACCAAAGACGAGATAGCCGACCACAGCCGACTCAAACCTGAGCAAGTACACAAGCGCATGAGTGAGTTAGAAAAGGCGGAAAAGGTAAAGCCCAACGGAAAGAGAAAAGGAACATCAGGACGCAATCAAACAATATGGAAATTAATATGAAATCAATACACAATAAACTGCTAATCATTCAGCAGTCAGTAGACAAATTTGTGCAGGACGGTCAGGCGCATGGTTACAAGTACACAACGGGTTCAACCGTACTAAATAAGATACGCCCACTTATGAACGAACACAAGCTACTACTTAACCAAGAGGTTACAAACATAGTAAACAACCGTATGGATTACACCTTAAAGAATGGCAATTCTAAAAGCGAAATCCTAACCACGTTAGAAATACGCTTCACATGGGTAGACTGCGAAAGCGGGGAGACAGTGGTAAGCCACTTTGCAGCCAACGGGCAGAATGATTGGGACAAGGGATTAGGCAGCGCGTTGACCTATGCAGAAAGGTACTATCTTTTAAAGTTCTTCCACATCCCCACGGACGAGGACGATGTGGACGCTAAAGCACCAACACAAAACGCACAACCCGACTTACCTTGGTTGAATAAAGATACACAAGGATTTAACCAAGCGGTTCAACACTTAAAGCAAGGCGGAACGATTGCGGACATTAGAAAGAAATTTAAAGTGTCAAAGGAAACGGAACAACTTTTAACAGCAGCAGCAAAATGAAAGTAACTAAACCCCGCAACTTTATACACATGACCGAAAATGATTGGGCGTTGTATATTCAAAGATTTGAGCCTCAGAACATAGAGGAAGCAAACCAATACTTAGATGATTTGGTTGCCTATTCAAAGACTGGCAACATACCATCAGGAATCTCAGCAATGCGAATGAGGCGTTTAAAAGTAGACTTTCCTCAGTTGGATTCTATGAAATGTGTACGAATTGAAGGCAACGACAAGGCGGAGCAATCACAAATACAAGAGGGATTCTTTGGGAACAAGTTATGAAAGTATTTAGCTGCATATTGGAACACTACCAACCCCGCGCGGATAAGTCCCTGAAAATAGTGTTCGGCACGGCTGAGGCTTCACCCGATGACGTTAGCTTCTTACAGCGTCACTTAAAGCGTGTAATGGCGGTAGGAATAAACGAGGACACATTGAACCAAGAGCAGATTAACCTAATTGATTCGGTAAAAATAGACTTCACAGATTCTGGCAAGTCACCCGCGACAAGGTTACGGGCTGTATTGTATAGACTATGGGAAATGGATAACGAGGGTTTCGATAGCTACGATTTGTACTATGTTTCCAAGATGGAAAAGTTGATCTCACACTTCAAGGATAAGCTACCTTAGAAAAAACTTTAAAATATTTTTTCAAAAATGCTTGCAGATATGAAAAATAGTATTACCTTTGCTTCATACTTAACAACGAAACAAAATGGAAAAACTAAGCACCGTTAAAATTTGCCGCAAGCAGTCAGGCTTTTTAATCATTACTCAAATTGATAACCCATTATGGGAAACTGTTGGAGTTTACAACGACCCTCAATCATTGTTGAATGCAGTAAGGGCTTTAGATAGTGAGAAAGTAATTATCCGCGAGTATGCAATGAGTCAAAAAAAGAAATTAGGTTGGATGTATAACGAGATGGACGCAATTAAAGCGTTTGGATTACAAGCCAACAAAGAGACAAAGGAATTCTACTTCATTTAAACCCGACACCTTTCTTAGGTGTTAAGTTCCACCCGCCTCGCTGCCAAAAGTAGCGGGGTTGCGGTGGTAGATGGCGGGAAGAAAGAAAAAAGAGAATATGGCGGTGCTTTATAAGCGCGTACCATTACGATTAAAGGCAGAGTTACAGAAGTTAGTAAACGAATACGTAAAAAAGCATGAATAACCAATACGACCTACTAAGACGTGAAGTAGAAGCACTGGATGAAGCTGCTATCTATTTGCGCAATCACAACGGCTATCTATTCAGCCGCACACCGTTGGAGTTCTTGGAGGAAATAAAGACGCGAAGTGAACGCATCACGGCAATCGCTAACGAAAAAATAATGGCTATACAAGGGGGTAACTTGGAGCAGTTTATGTTCCCTAATTCAGATAAGGCATGAAAGCAATGGAAATAGACAGCAGCGCGTGGACGGACGAAATGATTGAAAATGCTGTCAGGAAGTTGGAGGAATTAGGGTATAGCCAAAAAATTTATACAACAGAGACAGCTTGGCAATCAATAAGCGTATATAGTAGTGGTAGTTTTGAATTATTCGATGATGGTGGTTTATCGGTAGACGATGACGATCTCACCCCCACCTACGAACAATTAATGGCAATGACAAGGGAGGATGTTGCTTGAACCACAGAGAAAAGTATAAACGTGCCTTCAACGTCCACGATGATAAAATCTACTGCGAAAGTTGCCAGAGATACGGGGAATTTGACGTTCACCATATCCAAGCACGGGGCATGGGTGGCGACCCAAACGGAAAGAGGGATATAATTGAGAACCTTATGGGGTTATGTAGGAAGTGTCACGATTCACATGGTGACAAGAAGCACATGAGATTTTACCTATACGAAAGCCACAGACAAGCATTAGTAAGTAAAGAAGTAGAGTTTGATGAGGAATTAATGGAACAGTTAAAACACGGGAAAAGGTTATGAAGATTGAAGTAATTATCTACACTGAATCCAACGGACACCGCAACAGCTTAGACACTGCGCATACGGATTTAAAGGCAGCAATGCGAGAAATAGAGAAGGCAATTAAAGAGGGCAAGGATATACAAGTAAAGGTTAATGAAAAGAAGCTGGAACGTAAGCCGTAAGCCACAGGAAAACCGCACATTTCAAAACCCGTGGTATCATACCCAAGCATGGCGCAAACTTCGTGCCTCAGTGTTAGCGGATAACCCTTTGTGCGTACATTGCCAAAAGGACGGTATAACGACCTTAGCGAAGGTATGTGACCACATTAAGAATGTAGCCAGTGGAAAGACAGCAGATGAAAGGGAAAGGCTTATGTGGGATAGGAACAACTTACAAGGGCTATGCACCCAATGTCATAACAAGAAATCAGCAAAAGAAAAGAGATGAACCACACACTAATGAAACAATGGGGCGGTAAGAGAATTACCAAGAAAGGAAACCCTATCTTTGGGGGCAGGAATATAGACAGGTATGTTTTCTTTGTGAACAACCTACACTTATACTGCAATGTAAACGATTCAGACAGTACGGTATTCTTTGCGTCTTACAATAGCCGTTTGTATTCTTTAGGCTACACAGACAAAGTATTACCATCTATGAGCATACAGGAGATAGCAGCACGCCTTAACGCCACAATTGCAAAATCACTATAAATAAACTAAATTCGCAAAATATGCAACCATCAGAAATACACCTCAGAAAAGAATTAGCCCTATGTAAAGAAACAAAAGGGGCAGAAGCTAAGAAACGCGCCAAAGAGATTGAGAAACTTCTCGGCATTGATAAGAAGATTGAAAAGGCTACCATCGCCACAGATGAGCAACACGAATGAAATATCTATTTACAATCATAATGCTATGGGCAGCAAGCCTACAGGCTAACGATACCACAGCCGCTATTCACCTAACCAAGGCAAAGAACAACGCGCTTGGGTCAACTGCATTGACTGCATTGGGTGTGGTTACTACCTATTACGGTATCGCACAACAGGACAAGCAATCCACTGCAATAGGGTACGGTATGATAATAGGTGGCTCAATACTCGGAACACTGGCTATCTATCATTACACGGTGAGTAACATCATGTACACGGTAAGTGCAAGCGAGTTAAAGGTAGGAATACGATTCTAATTTACATTTGTAAAGTGATTGCAGCAATGATTTCATGGCAAATTGACGGGGGAAGCCGTAAACCGTTGATATACAAGGGGTACGTTTAAC